GAGTGAGCTACTAGGCATTCCTGTAGTCACACACGGTCTCTGGCATGCTGGTAGTTACGACCCACAAGACTTCTTAGGTCGTCTTGTTGGCAATAAACCTTGGGTTAGACACGCAGAAAAAAGTTTCTTTGCAGCATTTGATCACAACTACTTTGCTACAAAATTTCATATTGATATGTTTCATCATAATTTACTTAATGATGGCCTTGTTGAAAATCCGTGGGAAGAAGAAGATAAAGCAGACATGCTAGAGTCTAGCAAATATGTACGCACAGGCTGGCCTATGGAGTATATGGACGATACGCTAACAACATATAAGAATATGCCTAAGCGCAACCTTATATTGTTTCCACACCGCATCGCACCCGAGAAGCAAGTTGAGATCTTTCGAGATCTAAAAGAACATCTACCACAGTATGAATTTATTGTGTGTCAGGATCAACAGCTAACAAAGAATGAATATCATAATTTGTTAGGCGAGGCTAAAATTGTGTTTAGTGCCAACTTACAAGAGACACTTGGTATTTCTTGTTATGAAGGCGCGGTAGTGGATGCAATACCTATGGTCCCAGACCGACTTAGTTACACAGAAATGTATTACGAAAACTTCAAGTATCCAAGTACATGGACTGAAGATTTCGCATCTTACGAAGCAGCAAGACCGTTGCTATGTAGTAAGATAATACAGTTTATGGAAAACTATACAAAGTTTATCCCAACTGTACGCAAACAAGCAAGGGATTTACATGAGCATTTCTTCAGCGCAACCAACCTCCTCGATAACATCAGATGATATTATTAGTATAGATTTATCTTCTATTACTACAACATTAGATACTAGTTCCTTTGGAAACATAACACTTAATTCTAGTGGTTCTAGTAGTTCAGGTTATTATATTGGTGGCGGCAACTACGGTGCCGGCGGCATGGGAGGTAGTAGCGGCACATTTACTATCAGTACAGGTGGTATTTCAACTGTTCAAATTGGGCCGCTATCAGTAGGTGACATATCTATACAATTTCCAGAGGAATGGAAAGATTGTTTTCCCGACTGGCAAAGAATACAAAAAATGTGCGACACGTATCCAGGATTAAAAATTGCTTTTGAAAAATTCAAAACTACCTATAATCTTGTCAAAGACGATTACGATGCGCCACCAGAAAAGAGAATTAAACCCTAATGGCTTCATATTCTATTAACAATATACCCTATACTCCAACTACTGGATCAACACTATCATATACAAACGGTGTTACAGCGTCTTGGGTACAACCAAATAATAACTTTGTGAGCAATAATGGTAAAGCAGTTATGACTATTCCAGCAGATAAACAAGAAGTGGTTTTGGAAAAAGATGCTGCATTAGTAGTAAAAGGCACTGTAAAAATAAATGGTATTGACTTAGAAGAACGGTTAAAAACAATTGAAAGAGTCTTGGCAATTCCTGAAAGAGATGCTACAATGGAAGCTAAGTATCCTAGTTTAAAAAAGAAGTTTGATGAATATATCAATACTTTGGAAAAGTATAGAACATTCGAAAGAATTAAAGGAGATAACGAATGAGAGAATTACACCCTGACATTGCAAATACAGCAAAAGAAATGGTTATTAAAGAAAGTGAAGGATTTAGACTTCGCATGGAAAAGTGGGAAGCTATTAGTCCTAAAGGACTGTTTGCTATAGACCTTATTCAGGAAAGTCTAAAAGAAGATGGTACTGTTGCCTATTCTAGCACATACAACTTTAATATGACTAAAGAAGAACTTCAAGCTCTTGCTCACGGACTAACTGCATGAAGAAAGTCTATTATAGCTGGGATCAAATTGAAGGAGCATGTTTAGATATCGCTCGCCAAATGTCAGCACACGATTGGAAGCCTGATTATATTGTAGGTATTACCCGCGGTGGATTGATTCCGGCTAACTTGCTAAGTCAATATACTGGTATTAAGATGTACACTCTTAATGTTAGTTTACGTGACGGTGACGGTGGTGAAAGTAACTTGTGGATGGCCGAAGATGCGCTTGGTGTAGTTCCTACAGACCGTAGAAAAGACTTTGGCGGACATAAGCATGTAGAAAAACTTAAAAAGAAAATACTTATTGTAGACGACATCAATGATAGCGGTGCTACAATTAATTGGATCAAGCAAGACTGGCCTAGTGGATGTTTTCCAGATAGTGAAGAATGGAAACATATTTGGGGTGACAATGTTCGGTTTGCTTGTTTAACACATAACTATGGAAGTCAAGTTAAAGACCTTGACTATCATGTATGGACAGTGGATAAACGCGAAGAAGATTGCTGGTTAGTTTATCCTTGGGAGGAATTTTGGTTATGATTAAAACTATTTTAAAATTAATTATTGGAATTATACTTGTTGTTGGTGTTATTCTTGTTGGACCTTTACTTGGTATTTGGTCACTCAACACACTATTTCCTGTATTAAACATTCCATATACTTGGCAGACTTGGGCTGCGTTTTTATTCTTGTTTGGTAGCGTAACAGGACTACGTTTTGGATCAAAGAAATGAGTTTAACTGTACAAGCCCTAAGGGAAAAAATTGCCAAAGTTGAAGTTGATATGCAAGAACTTCGCTCAACAGGCGATGCTAGTAGAAAGTTCGAAGTACTAAGCGAATATAAAGCCTATTTAGAAGACGAGCTAAGAGTATTGCAAGATGAAGAACGCAGATCAAAAACATAAAGTCTTTGGAAGAGAGTTCTTGTACCCAGACCCTAAAAAGACTATACGGATACCTTGGGACAATCAACGAGAGCATTGGTGGAACGAAACTTGTGCCGATATCATGCAAGTGTTTGGGTTGCCTGGGGACAGATATACAAGTCACCCGACACCAGACTATATGGATTTCCATTTTAACTCACAAAAGGATGCGGACTTATGCAAGATTCTAATAAGCGAGAAAATATAGAAATAACACTAGTAATCGTTGGATTTATAATTGCATTCCTTATCATGTTTTTTGTATTTCCAAAACAACAAGGAAGGGCATACGACTGTGGCATGGCCGAATGGCATCCAGATATACCAAATAAAGTTAAAGAAGAATGCAGAAGAATTCGAGCAGAAAACTTTAAAGAAAATTTGCAAAAACCTAAATAATAGTGTATAATACACAAATATGGCGATCCCCCGCCTTAACTCGGAGAATACGAATTGACAGCAAAATTTAAACCAGATCCTGTACTTAATACAGAGATTGACAAAACATTTGTAAAAGACGAATATGAACCACTAGGAAAACCGGTTTATATTAAAAAAGAAACAGCACTAGACGCAATGGCAGGCGATGGCGGATATAAAGAAGCATATCTAGCAGATGTCATTCGTTTTAAAATGAAGCGCGACAACAAGCGATATTGGGCAGGAGACAATATCAGCGATTATGTTTCTGAAGAAGATAAAACAAAACTCATTGACGAAGCAACAGAAGCGTTTGAACTAGTTCTTGATCGTTTGCTAATTGATCGAGAGAATGATCCCAATAGTAAAGGTACAGCCAAGCGCCTTGCTAAAATGTACTACAATGAAATAATGGCAGGAAGATATGACCCAGCACCAGACGCAACAGCATTTCCAAACGACTCGCAGGACCGCTATGAAGGTATGCTCGTGGTTCGCAGTGAACTTCGTAGTATGTGTAGCCATCATCATCAACCCGTTGTTGGGGTTGCTTATATTGGTATCATTGCGGCAGAAAAACTAATCGGCTTATCTAAGTACACCCGCATTGCACAATGGTGTGCCAGACGTGGAACTCTCCAGGAGGAACTTGCTAATGATATCGCTCGGGAAATCGAAAGAGCTACAGGAGCCAAAGACTTAGGCGTTTATATTCAAGCAACACATGGCTGTTGCGAGAACAGAGGTATTATGGCACATAGTAGTTTAACACAGACTACAGTATTGCGTGGTGCATTTAAGGACGACCACGGTACAAAGAAAGAATTCTTTGATAACATTAAAATGCAACAGGAGTTTGCCCCAAGATGACAACTGCACACGACTTAACAAAACAACTTATCGACCGCGCTAAGAATCTTCAAGAGTTTGTGGTCCAAAGAGAATTTGATCATATTCCAACAGGAGTTGTCAAATTTGATATACAACACACACAAGGAGAACTTGCCCGTATCTTTGTTCATGCTTTAACACAGCAAGAAGCAGAAGAAATGGTAGACGAGTGGTTTAACGATGAGTGATGAAAAATTAGTAAACACTTACAACGAATTTATGGTACTAACAGATAAACTGTTAGGCGAAGATGTCAAAGCGATTGAAATTGCACCTATCCTAATTAAACTAGGATTAGAGATTTATAAAACTGTTATGTTGCCTGAAGATTATGACAGAATGGTTGATTTTATTTCTGATCACAGAGACGAGATAAACGACTTGTCAGATTTTTTACCGGAGCTACATTAATGAAAGCACAAGCACCAGCAGAAGGTATTCTAAAACGTAGCGACTTTGGTGATACCAAATACTATCAAGTTGTTTGTGGTTGCGGTCAAGAATATCACGATCACAATGTAGAAGTCGAATCCAGTGAGACTGGCATCAATGTAAACATTTACGCAACTGCTAAAACTGATTACTGGTCCGAACTAGTTGAAAAACGTTACGATATCGACAGTCCTTATTTGCAGGAATTAGACTGGTTCTTTAAAGACTTGATTAACGGCTTTTGGACTCGTTTAAAAGTTACTTGGCAACTCTGGACTACTGGTGTAGTAAGAGTTGAAACAACTATTGCTATGTCAGAGCAACAAGCTCTTAACTATGCAAAGACTTTGGAAAATGCAGTTGAAGATGTTAAGCATTTTAGAAACGAACGTAAATGGAAGGGCGATTTACAAAATCGCATTGCCGAGAAACTAGCAAAGGAAGGTGATTGTGTCTAAACAACAAGAAATCATGGACATACTTCAAGAAGAGTGTGGAGAACTAATTGTTGCAGTTAGTAAAGTTCGCAGGTTTGGCCTTTTCAATGCATACAAAGACGGTGGCACTCAAAAAGAACACTTGACTCAAGAAGCAGGTGATGTTATGCTAATGATTCAACTTCTGGTAGATCATGGTGTATTAGACGAAAATGAACTTAAAGAGGCAAGTGAGCGTAAAGCAACAAAATTAAAAGTGTGGTCAAAGATATATGAGTAAAATTAAAATTGCAGAGCTGTTCTACAGCATACAAGGCGAAGGACGCTACATGGGTGTACCGTCCGTTTTCTTACGAACATTTGGTTGTAACTTTAAGTGTGCTGGATTTGGCATGCCTAAAGGTCAACTAAGTACAGAGGTCGAAGCTATTGCTTCTAAAATTTCAGAATTTAAAAAGTATGAAGAACTTCCATTGGTTTCTACTGGTTGCGATAGTTATGCTTCTTGGGACCCACGTTTTAAGGACCTTAGTCCTATGCTTACAACAGACGCAATTACCGACAGAATCATGGAGATACTGCCCTTCAACGAATGGCAAGAAGAGCACTTAGTAATTACAGGAGGAGAGCCGTTACTAGGTTGGCAACGCAGTTATGAAGATTTAATTAGCAATCCTAAAATGCGAGGATTAAAAGAGATTACATTTGAAACAAACGGTACTCAAGAACTACAAAAGAGTTTTAAAGACTTTTTAATTGCTTGGCAACAGCCTCCGTTGGGCATGCCTAAAACACACGAAGTTACCTTTAGTGTTAGTGCTAAGTTAAGTTGTTCAGGAGAAGCAAGACACGAAGCTATTCGTCCAGATATTGTTTGTTCATACGAAGAAGTTGGTTACACATATCTTAAGTTTGTAGTAGCAACAGAGGAAGATGCGGAGGAAGCAATTGAAACAGCAGACATTTATAGAGCTGAAGGATTTACAGGACCCGTATATCTTATGCCAGTTGGCGGGGTGGAGTCTGTTTATACTCTTAATAATCGTCGTGTAGCAGAACTAGCAATGAAAAACGGTTTACGATACAGCGATAGACTACAAGTTCCATTATTTAAAAATGAGTGGGGAACTTGATGGAAGACATTAGATTAAAAGATTTAATCTATATTGTTAAGGGAGCATTGTCTAAAGAACAATGTGAAATGTTAATCAATGAGTATGAAGATCGTTCCAACTCTGCTGTAAAAGAAAGTTGTATTCATGCTGTGACAAATCAGATGACAACATCTACTTTCAAAAGAGTAGAATTACATCCTGATACAGATACATTCAATATAGTACACAACAAAATAAACGATATCATAGACAAATGGATCGATTACCTTGATCAGTTTAAAGCATTCCACCCGCCGGCCTTAAAAAAATTTTTAAGATTTTCCCACATGCATCGACTTATGAAATACGAAGTTGGAGGTTGGATACATCCCCATGTAGATTGGGAAGAAATGATTCATGCAAGTTGTACTATTGCTCTGAATGACGATTACGAAGGCGGCGAATTTAGATTTTGGAACGGCAGACATACTGTAGAATTAAAACAAGGTGATGCTATGATTTTTCCAGCAGATCCTTTTTGGGTGCATGAAGTTACTGAAATCACAAAAGGTGCTAGATACAGCACAAATACATTTATTCAAGCACTACCGTTATTAGAAAGAGAACGGATGAATCAAATTATATGGGATATGGGTCTAATGAAACACCCATACTTATACCAACACGTTTTAGGAGAGGACAATGAAAGAATGGTTCAAAAAAATTACGGGAATTAAAAAGTTAGAAGAAGAAAAACAACGAGCAGAAGCAGAAAAGGAAGAAGCACTTGCTCGAGCACAAGCAGCACGAGAGCAAGAAGAACTTGCTAAACTTTCTCCTAAAGAACGTGCTACTAAAAAAGGAGAACCGTGGGTTGCAGTATTAGATACAAAAGTAAACAAAGATAATGTACGCAACGGATTCTTTGAATTAGATTGGAATGATCATTTTATTACAGAACTTAAAAAGTCAGGTTACGGTTACGAAGGCGATCCAGAGGAAGAAATCGTTGACCGCTGGTTTAGGGACCTTGCAGCAAACATGTTAGCCGAAGCAGGACAAGATCCTAGCAGACACAATGCTGGTTATATAAATGTAACTAAACTTTCAGACGGTAAAGCAGTTGTAGAATGAAAATTATAGAAAAAAACGAATACATCGATTTGTATAATTGGTCGTCTTTAATTACAGAAGAAGATAACCAGCAAATGAAAAGTATTGTAACAGATATTGTAAGGTCTGGAAATTATTTTACAAACAGTCCAAAGTTCCAAACCAAACAAAATTTATTTGCAAGAGACGAAAAAGTATTTTTAAAAATGAGACAAAGTTTCATTTACAGTTGTTTCATGTATTTGGAAAAAGAAGTCAAAATTAAAAATATCATGAGTTGGTCTTTTATGACCAACAGCGAAACTGCTGAGAACAGAAATGATTTTTGGCATAATCATCATATTAGCGACAATAACGGAACTACAAATACTCTAAGCGGACTATGGTACATTTATATACCAAATGTAGAAAATAGAGATGCTGCAGGAACTGAATTCTCCGAAAACCCTGCGCCCAATTTTGAAAAAACATACTTCCTAAAACCAAACCATTTGACATGGAGCATATATCCTAGTAAACTATGGCATAGACCCGGTATTTGCGATACACAAGAATATCGATTTGTTTTTGCTGCAGACATGGAATATTACCTATGACATACATTTTGGTTGATACAGCCAATACATTCTTTCGTGCTAGACACGTAGTTCAAGGTTCTAGCGATATCAAACTTGGTATGGCTTTTCATATTACCTTTAATAGTATTAAGAAAGCATGGAATGATTTTGAGGGGAAACATGTAGTGTTCTGCCTCGAAGGTCGTTCGTGGCGCAAGGACTTCTACGAACCATATAAGCGCAATCGCCAAGAAACTCGTGCGGCTATGACACAAAGAGAACAAGATGAAGATAAATTGTTCTGGGAAGCATTTGACGAATTCAAAACTTTCATTGCTGAAAAAACTAATTGCACAGTCTTGCATCACCCCCAACTAGAAGCAGACGATTTAATTGCGGGTTTTATTCAGAATCATCCTAAAGACAAACATGTTATTATTTCAACAGACAGCGATTTCTATCAGCTCATCGCACCAAACGTGAGCCAGTATAACGGTGTCCAAGAACATCATATTACACATGAAGGAATCTTTGATGCCAAAGGCAAAGTCGTTGTTGACAAGAAAACAAAAGAACCTAAAGAAGTGCCTAATCCAGAATGGTTACTCTTTGAAAAATGTATGCGTGGTGATACCAGTGATAATGTCTTCTCGGCGTATCCAGGTGTGCGTGTTAAAGGCACTAAAAACAAAGTGGGTCTTACTGAAGCGTTCGAAGATCGTAAAAGCAAAGGATTTGCGTGGAACAATCTCATGCTGCAGAGATGGGTTGACCACGAAGGAAAAGAACACAGAGTTCTGGAAGACTATGAGAGAAATCGGAGACTGATTGATTTAGCACATCAGCCCGATGATATTAAAGAACTTATTAAGAAAACAATCGAAGTTGATTGTGTTGCTAAAGATATTACACAAGTTGGTATAAGACTATTAAAGTTTTGTAATAACTGGGATATGAAAAAAGTTGCTGATAACGTTCAGCAATATGCAGAACCTTTCCAAGCAAAGTACCCCAAGGAGAATTAATATGGCATGGCCCAATGGACCCAAAGACACTGATGTGACACCAGAACCAGTAAAAACTACTGTA